CCCAGCCGCCGCGCAGTCGTATTTCGTAATCCGTACCCGCGAGGCCGAGACGGCTGCGCCTGCTCTCACCGGTCCTGAGTTGATGGCCACAGCGCTCCTCGAAGCGGCCGCGACGTTGAAGGCGAAGGACCAGCAGATCGCCGTACTCGCCGCACCGGCGCGGGCGTGGAACAACCTCGCTGATGCGAAGGGAAACTACAGCGTCGCCGAGGCCGCGAAGATTCTGTCGCAGGATCCGAACATCAGCATCGGCCGCGACCGGCTGTTCGGCTTCATGCACAGCAAGCGTTGGATCTTCCGCTCGCGCAACCCGCGCGGCGGCTGGGAGGCCCGGCAAGAGCAGGTCGACACCGGCCGTCTGTACGAACGACCAGCCCGCCCGTTCCTGAACGCGAAGTCGGGGGAGTACGAACTGCCGGCGCCGACGCTCCGCGTCACCGTGAAGGGAATTGCCCGGCTGCACGACCTTCTCGGTGGATCGGGTCAGCTCACGCTGAGTGATGCGGCATGAGCGTCTCCAAGCCGTTGACTGTGAAGGAAGTCCAGGCGATCTCGCGTCGCGGTGTGAACCGCGTGTATGCGGCGGCGAACTCGGGTGCGCTCAAGTCCTTGCAGGGGAGTGTCGGGCAGCGGCATCTCTTCACGGAGGAAGACGTCGCCGATTGGATCCGCCGCGGGTCGCCGGAGATGCCGCCGAAGAGGCGGAGGGGTGCAGCGTGATCCTCTACAGCTGTGAGAGCTGCGATTTCGGGATCGGTGGTTCCAACCCGGAGACCGCCGAGGACGAGTACGAGCTACGTCAGGACATCGAGGCGCACGAAGAGTCTCACCGCCGTCAGGACGACGCCGCTGCGTTACTCGATGAGCGTGATGGGCGCGCCCGGGGTGATGAACAGGTGGTGTCGTGCGCCGTCGTGGGTGAGGGACATGACGACACCCATGGTCTTTCCCTCGGCGAATCGCTGGAGCAGCTCGCGGGTCGCATCGAGCCTGGTTTGGCTGATGTCGTAAGTGACGCCATTGAAGATGATGCGGGCCACGATGCGCCTCCTCCTTCTATTGGGGGAAGCGTAAACGACGCGTACCTGCGTCGACTGGCAGAGGAGGGGCTGGCGGTTCTGCCGAACCGGTCGGAGCTGAAGTCCCTCACGCGCGACGACGTGCGTGCCATTGTGCGTGAGGAACTCGTGGTCCTACTTCGTGTCGCTCTCGCTAGAGGCGAGTCGCTCGTCGAGCTCGTCGAGCCCCTTGGTCATGGCGTCGATCATCTCGGCGGCAGTGGCGGGTCGCGAGTTGTTCGACGCAAGGGTATGGAAGGCCTGGTAGATCGACTTCACTCCGGTGAGCGAGTCAGGGACCGCGTCGATTCTGCGAGCGAGGTCATCAAGTCGAGCGTCGGCTGCCATTCAATTCCCCCTCCGTGTGTTGATTCTGGCGTCACCACCCTAGGTGAAGGCGGCGGCAATGACTGACCTGTACGCGGGCGACCTCGACGCCGTGCTCGCCCACGTCCCGCACACCGAGCGTGCCCGGGTCCTGGTCGACGCGCACACCCGGGTCGCCGAGCGGTTCGTTGCCGAGTTCGAGGCAGGCCTGCTGACACATGCCGAAGCCCGCGAACCGGTAGGTGTCCCGGCCGATTCCGGTGATGTGCCTGCGGAACCGAGCACTACCAACACCATCCATCCACAGCTTGTGAATGAAACGAGTCCGCGATGACAGCAACTTTCGACGCCCGCATTGACGGCGACGATCTGCATGACCACTTCATGACCACACCAATCCACGACCAGGTCGAGCGGGATCTCCGTTCTGTGTGGATCCAGCAGCCGACCGTGACGGATTTCGAGTTCGACCGCGCCGTCTACGCCGCGATGAACCTCGCGAAGCCGCACCCGGCGACGCCCGACCTGTTCGACGACCTCGCCGCCGCGATCGACGAGGCGCCTGCGCCAAGTGGCTGGGACAAGCTCGAAGACTGGCTCACGTTCGAGTGGCACTCCTGGATGGGCTGGGCCTTGTGCCTGATCCTCGGCGGCGTCTTCGCCTTCATCGGCTACGGATTGCTGGTGAGCGCATGAGCGACGAGGACTTCCGCACAATCATCAACCGTGAGGTTCGCGCTGGATCTCAGGCCAACGCACCCTATGAGCTGACGACCACGTTCATCGTCCACGCCCTCAAGAAGGAGGGTTTCGCGGTGGTGAAGCTCGCTGAGCACCACACCACCGACCCCGACTGGCGGATGGACTTCCTCAACGAGCTCACCGACTACCAGGCGTGGTTGGTATCCGGGATGTTCGCGGGCCGCTGGTCCGACGAGGAATTCAAGAAGATCCTGGACCTGGCCAAGGTCACCTTCCCGTCGGAGGACGACGAACCGGACGCCGGCGCGGCCGCCGACCGGGCGCACGACGCCGCCGTTGATCGTGAATTGGGGGTGATGTGATGAGCGACGCGAAGGCACAGTTCGAAGCCGAGACCACCGAGCATGTGATGACGGTGCTTCACGACGACGGCGTGTACCGGCATATCAAGTTCGCTCGGCCGGACACGAACATCTGGCGGTTCGACCTCGTCACATGGCCGGGGCACCTGGCGATCTCCGGTGACCTGCAGTCGTACACCTTCCATCGCCTCTACGACATGTTCGAGTTCTTCGGTGGTGGTCGGAACATCAATCCGGACTACTGGTCGGAGAAGGTCGTCGCCGGCCGCGAACGGACGATGGAGTATTCGCCGGAACGGGCCCGCCAACTTGTCATTGAGCACTTCATGGAGGCGCGGCACCAGCGTGACGAGCCGAACCTCCCGCTGTGGCAGGCCATCCGGGAAGAGGTGCTGTCGCGGCTCGACGAGGACGAGCAGGAAGCGCACCGGGCGATCGGCGACTTCGCCTACTACCTGCCGGACACACCCCGCATCCGGTCGGAGGACTTCAAACCGGAGGTGATCATCCGCCGGGCGTTGAACCGCAGGGTCAACTTCGAGGTCTCCGACTCGTGGGAGTGGGATCTCCGCGACTTCGACCACCACTTCCTGCTGATCTGCCATGCCATCCAGTGGGGCATTGCGAAGTACCGGGCGGAGGTGACCGCTCGTGCCGCATGACGATGGCCAGGCCGCAATCCTCGACGTTGCGGACCCCGACAGTGCCGTTGCGCGGGCCATTGCGCAACGCGCCCGACTCACCGTGTGCAACGCCGCAACGGATGTCGACGACGCCCGCAATCTTCTCGCGATGCTCGGGCTGATCGACGTCGACACCGAGGTCGCGCAGCGTTGCGCCGTCTGCAACCACCAGATGGTGAACCGCAGTGGGTCTGATCTCCGGCCGCGGCCGGCGGGCGTGAAGACCGCTGGTGCGAAGGGGATGTGCAACACCTGCTACCAGATCACGTTGCGACCAGACCACCACACGAAAGGCGGTGTTGCGTGAGCGATCTGCTCGCACCCGACCAGATCGGCGTCTACGCCGACATCCCGGACTACATCTACCACGGCGACAAGGCATCGCTCTCGTCGTCTGGCGCCCGGGCCCTACTCCCACCATCCACGCCATTCCAGTTCCGGTACGCGCAGGACAACCCGCGTGAATCGACGAAGGCATTCGACCTCGGTCACGCCGCACACACCCTTGTGCTCGGCGTCGGGGAAGAGATCGTCGAGGTGAAGGCTGAGAACTGGATGACCAAGGCGGCGAAGGCGGAACGCGACGCCATCTACGCCGAGGGCAAGACCCCGTTACTCACGAAAGAGGTCGAGCAGGTTCGCGCCATGGCCGCCGCGATCCGACGTAACCGGCACGCCGCAGCACTCCTCGGGTCCGGCACCCCGGAACTGTCGATGTACTGGGACGACCCGGACACCGGCGTTCGCCTCCGGTGCCGGCCGGACTGGATGCCGAACCTCACCGTCAACGGCCGCACCGTCATCGTCGACTACAAGTCGAGCACCTCCGCGAACCCAGACAAGTTCTCCAAGTCGGCCGCCGACTTCGGGTACGCACAGCAGGCACCGTTCTACATCGACGGCCTGATCGAACTCGGCATCGCCGACGACCCGGTGTTCCTGTTCATCGTCCAGGACAAGAACCCGCCCTACCTCGTCTCTGTCGTCGAACTGCATTCAGACGACATTGCGGTCGGACGACAGCTCAACCGCAAGGCCATCGACATCTTCGCCGCCTGCATGGAGACCGGCTTGTGGCCGGACTACAGCGACGATGTCCACCTCGTCAGCCTGCCCGCATGGTGGCGGCGCCAGCACGAGAACTCACTCCCGTGGTGACCGGCGCCCGCCGAACCACACCCCACTCCGATCGGACTCACACATGACGAACAGCCCTGCCCGCTACCAGCCCGCGTTCGAGCCAGCCGGTGCACGCACACAGGTCAGCCAAGCCACCGCGATCGAACAGTCCCGCGCCGTCGCCGAGGTCCAGGCCGCCGTCCTCGTCGCCCAGCAGAACCGCCGAAGCAAGACGTTCGCCGTCGAGGAGATGCGCGACTCGACCGCCCAGAAGGCCGTCGCCGAGCGGGCGTTCTTCACCTACCGCCGAGGCACCGAAGCGATCACCGGGCCGTCGATCCACCTCGCCCGTGAGCTGGCCCGCTGCTGGGGCAACATCCAGTACGGTGTCGCCGAGCTCCGCCGTGACGACGACAAGGGCGAGTCAGAGATGCAGGCCTTCGCCTGGGATCTCGAAACGAACGCCCGCAACGCCATCACATTCATCGTCCCGCACAAGCGAGACACGAAGCAGGGCACCAAGAAGCTCGTCGACATGCGCGACATCTACGAGAACAACGCCAACGCCGGCGCCCGCCGCGTCCGCGAGACGATCTTCGCGGTCCTCCCGGACTGGTTTGTCCAGGAGGCCTCCGAACTCTGTCACCGCACCCTGCAGGACGGCGGCGGTATTCCCCTCGCCACCCGCATCGCGAACAGCATCGAGCACTTCGAGGGAATCCGCGTCACGCGGAAGCAGCTCGAGGAGAAGGTCGGCCGCGCCACGGATGAGTGGACCGAGAAGGATCTCGGGGACCTCGGGATCACCTTCAATTCGATCAAGAACCGCGAGATCACCCGAGACGAGGCGTTCCCTCCGAGCCGAGTCACGGCCGCCGACATCGAGAGTGGTCGGCCAACCGACGCCGCGGCCACACCGCAGCAGGAAGAACGACCATCCGAGGACCAACCGAAGGACACCGAGCCAGCCGGGCCGCAACCGGCCACCGCGGAGGAGCTGAAGAGACTCACCGCCGCACTCACCAAAGCGGGCATCAAGAACATCGAAGAGCGGAAGTCGTTCCTCACCGCCCGCGTCGGCCGCGAGATCACCACGGTCAAGGATCTGACCGCCGCCGAGGTCGCCTCCACGATCCTCTTCCTCGAGACGGGCGAAGAGCCGGCCGGTGAGCCCGCATGAGCGACACAACCAACGCGCCTGTCGTCGGACTGTCCATCCGATTCGACGACGCGCTCCCCGAGTTCCGCGAGAAGTACGAAGGAACCCACATGGCCGTCGAGGTCATGGTCCCGATCGGGTGGTCGCAAGCCCTCACACTCTCGTCAGCGCTCGACGTCGTCACACCGGACGGCATCCAACTCGCGCTCGGTGATCCCGCGTGACCCGCACCCTCGCGTCCCTCGCCTTCGCCGTCGCCCTCACGGCGGCGGGGGCGGGGATGGGCGCGGTCCTCGCATTCGGCTGGCTGGTAAACGGATTCGAAAAGAGGTTGATGTGATGATCACCGTCCTCGTTTGCCGTGGCATCGGCGAGCCGATGCACACCGGAATCCTGTCCTACGTGACAAGGCTTCTCACCTCACGCTTTCGGGTGATCGAGGTGCCATGGGAAGCAACGTACGGCCCGTTCGGTGGGGGACTCGGCGGAAATTCCTACAACGCGGCATTGGCCTCCGGACGCCTCATGCTGCTCGAGTACATCCGGCGCTACCCGGGCGCGATTCTGCTCAGCTACTCGGCCGGCGCGGCACTCGCCGGAGACATTGCGGCGGAGATCGGGCGCGGCGTGCACTCAGGACTGGAGGTACGCGCCGTCGGACTCCTCGCGGATCCACTCAGGCCCAAGTCCGTTGGACTGCCTGGGCACGGCATTGCGGGGGAACGGCCAATCCAGGCCAGCTTCCCAGGTTTGCAAGTCGCCGATCCACGAGATCCCATCCCGTGCTGCACCTCCGAGGCTCTCTACACCCTCGCTGATCAGTCGGCCGCGTTCTCACTGATTGATCCCGCCGCGTGGGGCTTGGATCTGATCGATCGCCTGAAGAACGACCGGTGGCAGGAAGTGAAGCGTCTGCAGTTCTGGCAGATCCCCGAGATCCTCGCTCGCTACCGCATCGCGATCGAGCACGTCCAGCGGTACCTCGGTCCGGACCACGTGTCCTACCCGGTCCGCAACTACCCCGGGTCGGGTCGCACCTATTGCGAGTGGCTCGCCGATCGAATCAACGAAATCGAGGAGTGACCGTGCCCGCATGTGAACACTCCGGTCTCGGGCACTGCGCCCGCAAACACCCGGTCGGGTGGCCGAAGGGGCTCGACCGCTACCTCTGGGGCATCGCGTGGATCGCCGACGAGGGCTGCATGCACCCGTTTCAGTACGTGCTCAGTGAACTCGAGGCCGTGAAATATCTCGCCTGGGAGCTGACGAAGCGGTACCGGCCGGCGCGGCGCCCAGTCGTCGTCGTCCGCCGCGACAGCGCATCGGAACCGTGGGAGGCGACCCTGTGATCGCCGACCAGATAGATCTCTTCGAGCCGGACCCCTCCGAAGTCGAGCGCCTGGCCGAAGTCGCGTTCGACGCATGGTCCGGAGCATGGCGCACCAAGCCCGAGTTGCTCCGGTGGAGCGACCTCCGAGATGACAACGCGAAGGAGAAGTTTCGCGCCGCCGTGCGGGCCGTCCTCGCGGCACAGGCAACCCGACCACCGGAAGGGAGGGCCGAATAGGTGGGGCTCCCATGGGCACGTACAGACACCAATCTGCCAACCCACGACAAGATACTCGACCTCATCGGAATGAGCCCAAAAGGCAAGGGAGCGGCGTTCGCGTACGTCTCTTCCTACCTCTACGCCGCCGATAACGGCACAGACGGATTGATCAAGAAGGCCGTTTTGCCGTTCATTCACTGCACGCCCGCCGACGCGAAATTGCTCGTCTCAGTGGGCCTGTGGGAGGTCGAGCCACCGGGCAACTACCGGATCAGGAACTACGGCACGAAACAGGCTGTTGGGTTCGCTCAGCAGGCATTACACGAAGCCCGGTCAGCGGCCGGGAAGAAGGGGGCGGACTCGCGATGGCGCGACTGAACCAGGTTTTGCCATATGGCAAAACGCATTGCAAATCGATGGCAAAACCGCGTTTGCCATCTCGGTTTGACAATGGCACTACCCTACGTACGAACGAACGGACTTACGTAGATGACTACTTGCGGAAAATCTCTTCGTCTTACGTAAGCAACGTGCGCGAATTTCAGGCCGGATTCATCGCTCAGGGTCAGCAGATCGCCGCCGCTTCGCGCGGCCGCACCCCAGTTGTCCACAGGGGTCGACCATGAACCCCTACGAGTTCGCGGCCGCCATCAGGTGCCCGCACTGCCGCGCCGAAATCGGTCACCGCTGCGTCACCGACGACGGGTACGAGCGCAAGATGCCCTGCCTCGATCGCGTCCGCCTCGTCGAATGGCCCGACACCGCACAGCTGCCCGAAAGCACACCCAGCGACGGCCGCCCGCCACGAGCACTCCGACCCGAGTACGTGGCAGGCATCAACAAGCAGGTGGGGGATCAGTGACCACCCACAAGATCGTCCTCACCGGGACCAAACCGCCGCTCTCGATGAATCAGCGTCTCCACCATCAGGTCAAGGCACGGATCACACGACAGCTCCGCGACGAGGTCCACATCGAAGCGAAGCGTCAGCGACTCCCGCGCGGCGTCCCACACGTCACCGTCACCCTCCACTACCGGCCCGCCCGCAACGGAGTCCGCGACACCGACAACCTCGTCGCCACCCTCAAGCCCTGCTGCGACGCCCTCGCCAAAGGCACACCGAAATACCCCGGTTACGGACTCGTCGAGGACGACACCCCGCAGTGGATGACCAAGCCCATGCCCGTGATCCATCCCGCCGAGAAGGGCGAACCCGGATCACTGTGGCTCGAAATCGAACTCCAGGAGAACCCATGAGCGTCACCGTCTACAGTTCACCGGCCTGCATGCCCTGCCGAGCCACCAAGCGGAAACTCGACGAACTGGGAGTCGAATACACCAGCGTCGACCTCGCCGACGACCCCGCCGCCGCAGACGACCTCAAGAAGCTCGGCCACCTCGAAACGCCCGTCATCATCGTCCGCCTCGACTCAGGCGTCGAACACTGGTCCGGACACAGGCCCGACCGGCTCAAGAAGCTCGCCGGCGACCTGGCCGCCATCGCGTACCTCGCCGAGAACGGAGACCCAGCGTGAGCGTCGACCACCTGTACATCCCACGGCACACACTCAAGCTGCTCAGCACCACCCTCCGCGAGATTCCCGAGCTAATCATCGACCTCGAGGTCGCACTCACCAAGCAGGACCGGCTCAGCATGCGCGGCGGCAACCGCAAACCGAAACGACCATCCGAGCAGCCACTTCCGTACAGCGAAGACGCATCCGAGGCGGGGGAGACCCTGCACAACCTGCTCAGCACCTGGGTACGGGCCGTCTGCGAACAACGCGACCTCGAGTACCTGCCGATCGGATACACGCACCGCCACGGCGACTTCATCGGACCGCTCGCCGCCGACCAGAAGCGAATCCCGCCGGGATACAACCTCGGCAACACACCCGACCTGTCGAGATGGCTGAACCGGCATCTCATCTCGCTCGGCATGACCGAAGGAGCCGACACAGCCGTCAACGACATCCTCGACGCCGTCGAAGCCATCCGGCGAATCGTGTGGCCGAGATTCCGGGAACCCGACAACACGTCCCGTACTGACGCTGCCCGGGCAACCGTCCTCAACCAAGCCGGAATCACCGCAGTCGCCCGCGAACTCGGAGACGAGTACCGGCACCTCGGCGCGCGCCGCGTGAAATACCTCTGCGAACAGGGCTACGCGCGACCAGCTCCGGGGCCGTGGAGACCCGACTGGCCAACCATGTACGTTGTCGGCGACGTCATGGACGCCCACCTCGCACACCCCATCCGACCACGACATACCAAGTCGAGTGCGTAAATTCACCACGATAGGCTGCGGCAATGGGTGACGTCGTGACGTTGGTGCTCTCAGTGCTGGCAGTTCTGTTCGCGGGTTTCACGCTGCTCGTGGCCGCTGGGCAGCTTTCTGCAGCAAAGGACGCGATAGGTGGCCGGGCGTTTGATGTGACATGGACCAGCACGGACAGCCCGAAAGAGGATTTTGACGGACAGATTCGTAGGCCATACAAGGCGGTCCTTCACCTCGTGGGTCCCGGCAAGATCAACGATGTCCGAATGCTGCTAGACGGCATCAGAGATATTCGCTCGCCCCTTGAGGTGATAACGGAAGTGACTGCGACGTCTGAACCCCCTTCGATAGAGTTCCGGGCCTCTAAGGCAGAGGCTGAAGCGGCTCGATTGGTGGTCACCTGGGTGCGCCCGAAGGGCGACGCTATAAGAACAGAGGCCATTCGGTTCGCCGTCGAGGGTGACCAGGGCACTGAGGAGTGGAAATGGAAGCGGCCACTCGTATTCCACACATGGCGTCGTCGGCGGAAGCTTGCACTAACTGAGGAGAACGTCAGGATGTACTCAAAACCGCTGGGCAAGTGGAAGCCGATCAGGGAGTCGATGGTGCTCCCGAGCGAAGGTCCCTGGCCGGAAACTGACCCTCGAAGGCGAGAGGTTCGGCGTGCTGTGAAGTGAGGATGGGCGATCACTCGAGTTTCGTCCTGGTTGTTTGATACGCTGCGCTTGCGCGCGTCGTGTGAACACTCCACAAGCGCAGCTCCCCAACCTTCCTGCTCGTCAATGTCACCCCCCCCGCGATGCGAACCCCCGGCGGGACCACGGAATCGAAAGCGCGCAGCGCATGTGTGTGTAAGGCGCAGCTGCGAGCGGGACTCAACCACGGTCGAGGAGGTCACATGCCCGACACGAACCCCCTCGACCAACGCGCCGGTCACGGACGGTGGACCGCCGTCATGCGCCCCGCTATCGGGATCCTCTGGGTCTCCGATAGCGGGGCCATCGGCTTCCAACCCACCACCAACGTCGACCCCGCACCCGTCACCACACTCATCGAGACCTACCAAGCCGCCGGCAAAGACGCGGCCGCAACGTTCGCCGACCTCGCCGCGGCCATCGGCTCCCGCATCGAAACCGGGCGCCTCGACGACTGGCGAGCAGAACGCGGACGCTACCGGAGCCGGGCGTGACTGCCACTGACCAGATCGGTCGCACACTCTCGTTAATCATGAAGGTCGCCGCGGCCAGGCAAGACGCCACACCCGACCAGCTCCACCAACTCCGAGACCGCCTCGTTCCCAGGCTCCGGGAGTTCCAAGCCACCGGCGACACCACACTCTGCGAAGCCATCCTCCGCGAGATCATGGGCGCCGACTGGAAACCCAGCGGACAGTTCGCCCTCGGGCCCGGCGCTGCACTCGGCCACTTCACCGACGAGATGCGCGCCCGCGGACACGATCCCAATACCGTCCTCGGACCCGGACGATGAAGGCCATCGAGTTCTTCCGCATCGCCTGGTCCATCCTCCGGACGTTCGTGCTGTGATCCTCGACCGCATCTTCGACACCATCCACCGCGTACTCGTGTGGGTAGCAACACGATGGACCGGACACCGCTCATCTCATTGGTTGCACGCATATCCAATGGGATGGGTTTCGCTCGCCACTGCTGGTGGCTCGCAGGCATACGCCGCATGTACCTCGGGAGGTAGCGATGCCCAGCCTCGAAGACCAGATCTACGACACCGAGGCCAAGCTCGCCGAAGCCCGGCGCTCAGGCACCGAAGCACAACGAGTGCAGCTCACCAGCATGCTCACGAAACTCCGGGCGGATGCCCTGTCAATCACTCTCGCGGGCATACTTTTGTCATGACACGTACACCATTTCCCGCCGTCTCCCTCATCGACGTTGAGGATGAGGCCGGCGGGCAGTTCTCCGCCCTTCGTGAGATCACTCCTCTCTTTGATCGCCAGCCTTATGGCGATTGGTGCGCGTTGTTCCGCGCCGAGTGCGAGAAGGAGTTCGGCGAGGACTGGAAGGGGGCAGGGTTCGTGAGCTGCCCGGCACCCCAGGTCGCGGACGTGCGGAAGCGACTGGAGGATGCCACAAGTAGGGCTAACCATAAGTTCGCGGATTTCCTTGATCGTGCCGCTGCCAATCAGCCGAAGGAGGTCGCGGAATTGAGGGAGCTGGAGGGGATCAACAGCGCATCCACTGACGGTGGCGCCTACAGGTGCGGTTCGTTCTAGCCGTCAGTTGTCGATGCTGGCTGCGGCGGTGACCCGCGATTGGGACAGGTAGGCATGCTCTACGTCGTAACCGGTCCGCCCGCAGCCGGCAAGTCCACCTGGTGCTGTGCACGCGCCCAGCCCACGGACGTGATCATCGACTACGACCTCATCGCCAATGCCCTCACGCCGCGACACGAGGGCGCCAGCACCCACGTCCACACCGACGCAGTCAGGGTCCTGGCGAAGGCAGCACGGCAAGCTGCTATTGACAAAGCCCTGACTCTCACAGGGTGCGACGTCTACCTCATCCACTCCACACCATCGGCCATATTGCTAGACCGGTACCGCGCAGTCGGCGCCCACATCGTCACCGTCGACCCCGGCCGCGACACCGTCATGAGCAGATGCAAAGCCGAACGACCCAAACGGATGCTCGCCGTGGCAGCCCAGTGGTACGACAACCAAGCCCACGCCGACGAAGACACCGCCGCGCGGCCAGCCAGGAACAAAAACAAGGAACTCGGCCGAGCACACCGCAACAACCGAGACCGACTGCTCCGAGCCCACACCGACGGCACCGCCTGCTGGTGGTGCGGGCGACCGCTCTATCGAGATGCCGACCGCAACTGGGACGAGCAGGCCCTCGCCGCCGACCACACCCTGGCCCGCGCCAAGGGCGGCACCACGGCCGATCGGCTCCTACACGCCACCTGCAACAAGCAACGCGGCGACGGCAGCCGAGACCACACCCGCCCCGCCTTGGCGGCCACGCGGGGCGGGTGGACCGGCAACAGCATGGCTTGGTGACCTTGCTTGTGCGTCTGGCTCGTTAAGGGATCTTCTGGACCTTGCCCGACGCAAACCACTCGACCAGCGTGGCCGCAAGCATCACAGCGGTTTCGGCCTCGTCCACGGATACAGGCGGTGGCGGCGGTGTCGCACCGCCATGTCGATCGTGCTGACCTGTCCATAGCATCTGCATCATTCCCAGTAGGACGTCATGCGGATCTGCGTCAGGGTGGACTCGCGTCTGGGGGAGCTTCCAGCTCGCCGTGCTGCGCACGTCACGAATGATCGTTCCTAGCGTGGTTCCATGGTTATTCGGACTCACCACAGGCTTTGCCGCATCCTCGACAGCCTTCACCGCCGAGCTGTATGCCTTCGATGGATCCGGATTGACACCGAACGCTGCGTGGTAGGCCTCGGCAAGCCGTTTGCCCGCGTGACCACGCGTAGCAATGGTGTTCTGCACCGCCGCATCGGTGCCTTCATTCACACGTCGGATGAGTGCCGACTTGCCTGCGCGTTCGCCGACGGTCCAAGCAGATCCTGCGTCCTGCAGAATCTGCTTCAAGTTCTTGGCATTTCCACTTCCGGTCGCCAATGTCGCGTCGATCAATCGCCATGGGTGTCCCCACCGTATGAAGCTGTGTAACAAGTTGGCAGCGGCGCTCTCCGCGGAGGTGTATTCCTCGATCGAGCTTGCAGTGAACCTGAGAAGGCGCTCCAGCGAACGGATGGTGTGGATGTCGACGATTGGAGGTACTACCACAATGGGATTGCTTGTAAGAGTTGTCGTGAGCCACGAAAGAAGTGATGGCTTCAACCAGTCGGTGACATCCTCGAAAAGCACGGAGTAGTCAGAATCGTCTTCGTCCACGCCTAAGGGACGCCAGGTCTCTGTCATGTCCGAATTATGCATGCCGTCAAAGCCGACGGTATCGCGGCCAGGGTCGACGGACTGTCGCCTCGGAAATATCGAGGGGTGGGGGCCGGACACTCGGCGGCGGGGCAGTGTCCACATTTTTTTGTACGGCCCCTGAACCTACATGCAGCCGTGCCGGGGCCGAGCGGCCCGCTGCGGCACCAGGAGCCGCCTGACCAGCAGCAGAGGTGCGGAAGGTGGTGACGATGGCCCTCCTCGACGAGGCCGACGATCTCGGCACCGCCGGGCGCCGGCTGTTCGACTCCCTCCACGACGACACCGACCCGTACTCGCTGACGGTGATGGTGGTCGAGGCCTGCCGGATCAAGGACCGGCTCGACCAGCTCGACCGGATCCTGTCCGGCGAGGAAGAGCTCTGGCTCCGCCTGGTGGCATCTCGCGGCGAGGCCGAGGTCCTAGAGATCCGCTGCGACTCGGCGCTCCAGGAGTCACGGCAGCTGGCGACGGTGCTGCGGCAGCTCCTCGCGGAGATCCGGCGACTGAAGGACGCCTACGACAGTGGCGAGTATGACCCTCTCGACGATTTGTGAGGACGATGTCGATGCTCGGTTCGCCGAGATCATCGCGTCGGAGTGGCCGAAGCTCGAAGGTCGACAGACCCCGAACTCCCTTGCGTTCACTCCTGGCAACACCGAACTAGGGGGCAAGGCCGCCGAACTCGGCCTCCGGTCGGCGTCCCGGATTCGAGCGATCCCGTGGCAGTCATGGTCGCTCGAACGGATCATGTCGAAGTCGCCCGACGGGACATGGACGCATCCGGAGTGCTGCCTGATCGTCCCGCGGCAGAACGGCAAGTCGCTGCTCCTGTCGTTGCGGGTGCTGTACGGGCTGTTCAAGCTCGGCGAGAAGATCGTGTTCTCCGCCCAGCAGTGGGAGACGGCGAAGGCGCTGTGGAAGCGCACCTGGGCGATCGTGAAGACGACGCCGTGGATGCTCAAGCGCGTCGAGTCGCACACGTGCTCGCAGGGTCGCGGCACGATCGTGTTGGCGAGCGGCGCCGAGGTGGTGTTCACGACCCGGTCGGCGAACGCCGGCCGCGGCCTGGACCGGGTCGACCTCGAGATCTACGACGAGGCCTACGACCTCACCGAGGCCGACATGGCGGCGCTGTCGCCGACGAAGATGAACTCGGATGACCCGCAGACGATATACACGTCGTCGGCGGTTAACCAGGACCAGCACCCGAACGGGCAGGTCCTGGCGGCGGTCCGCCAGCGGGGTCTCGACGGCGACGAGGGTTTGTTCTTCGCCGAGTGGATGGCGCCCGAGGAGCTCGACCGCACTGATCCGAAGACCTGGCGTTGGGCGAACCCGTCATTCGGTGTCATCCAGACCGACAAAAAGCTGGCGAGCGAGCTGCGGAAGTTCTCCACCGAGGCCGGCATGAAGAGCTTCGACGTCGAGTACCTCGGCCGCGGCGACTGGCCGTCGGAAGTGGCCGAGGTCCACGAGCCGGTGATCACGGCGGAGGCGTGGAGTGACATGGAGGGTAGATCAGAGCTCGTCGGCCCGACCGCGATCGCGGTGGACCGGCACCTGGACTGGTACGCCATCGCGATGGCCCAGCGCACCACGTCGGGGAAGATTCACATCGAGATCGGCTACCTCGACCGTCCGTCCGCCGGTGTGGTCGAGACCATCGCTGCGATCGTCGAATCGGTCGACCCGTGCGTGGTGATGATGAACCGCACCTCGCCGGCAACGACCTTGCTTCCGGCTCTGAAGGTCAAGCACATCGAGCCGGTCCTGACGTCGGGGCAGGAGATGGGGCAGGCCTGTGTCGGGTTCCTCGACGACGCGCTCGGAGGTTTGCTCGAGCACGCTAACGATCCGCGCCTGAACAACTCGATCGCCGGGGTCAAGAAGAAGCCGATGTCCGGCGGCGCGTTCGGGTGGGACTACGACACCGCGGTGATCCTCGCCCCACTTGTGGGTGCGACCCTCGCCCGGCTCGGGCTACTGACCTACGGCGTCGAAGAGCCGAAACCCGAAGCGCTTCCGCCTGCGTACGAGGCCGCCACCGGCCCCGCCGAGTTCGATGCCTTGTCCGCCGCCTTCTGAGAGGGGTGATGTTTTGACTGCAGCGCTCGCGCCCTCATACACGGTGGAGACGTCTACGGCGCCGACGTACGAGATCGGTTACGTCAACGGCGAAACCATGGGCTGGCAGCAGTGGGTCGACGAGGAGAAGGTCCCCGACCTGCAATGGCCGCACGCGAACCGGATCTACGCGCGGATGGGCCGAGAGGACGGCCGTGTCTCGTCAGTGCTGAACGCGATCGGGTTGCCGATCCGCCGGACGGCGTGGCGCATCGACCAGAACGGTGCGAGCGACGAAGTGACCGAGTTCGTCGCCCGCAACCTCGGACTGCCGATCGTCGGCGAGTCGACCGAGGACAAGGCGCTGCCGAGGACGAATGGCCGCTTCTCCTGGGTCGAGCATGTCCGGGTCGCGCTGATGTGTCTGCAGTACGGGCACAGCTACTTCGAGCAGGTCTACCGCGTCGAGGGCAACAGGCTCGCTCTGCACAAGCTCGCGCCGCGGCCGCAGCGCACGATCATCAAGATGAACGTCGCCCGTGACGGCGGCCTCGATTCGATCGTGCAGGCGCAGCCGTCCGGCGGATCGTTCACAGTCACGAACATCCTCGACGGTGGTGTGCGCATCCCGGTCGACCGGCTCGTGGCGTACGTCCGCGACATGGATCCCGGCCGGTGGATGGGCAACTCGCTGCTCCGTCCTGCGTACAAGCATTGGCTGCTCAAGGACGAGCTGATGCGTATCGAGGCCGCTGTCGCTCGACGCAACGGCATGGGCGTCCCGGTCGCGACCGCCCCCGAGGGTGCGGATCAGGCCACAGTCGACGCATACAAGAACATGGCCACCGAGTACCGCGGTGGCGAGAAGTCCGGCATCGGGCTGCCGAATGGTGCGAACTTCCAGCTGCTCGGCGTACAGGGCAACCTGCCGGACATCCGGATGGCGATCGAGTACCACGACAAGCAGATCGCCCTCTCAGGGTTGGCGCACTTCCTGAACCTCGACCGTGGCGGCAGCTACGCGCTGGCGTCGGTGCAGTCGGACTCATTCACCCAGTCGACGCAGACGATCGCCGAAGGGGTCCGCGACACCGCGCAGGCACATGTCGTCGAGGACCTGGTCGACCTGAACTTCGGCGAAGAGACACCGGCGCCGCGCCTGGTGTTCGACGAGATCGGCTCCCGCCAGGACCTGACCGCGCAGGCGCTGAAGACCCTCATCGATGCAGGTCTCATCCGTCTCGACCGCTCGCTCGAGGAGTACGCCCGCCAGCAGTACGGCCTGCCCGCGAAGGACACACCACCGCCGACGGAGCCGTGGACCCCGGACCAGCAGACCACACCGGTGGAGTCTGCTCGCGCGTCGCGGACACCGAAGGCGCGGATCGAGTCGGACGGGGCGCTGACGCTGTGGTAGACGCGCCGAAAGCTCCGCTGCTCGCGACGATTCCGCGCGTCGAGATCGCCTCCGTTGGTTGGTGGAACATCTCGAACGCCACTGACTGGCACCCCTCGTCGGAGAACCTGTCCGCCGCCGTCGCGGCGCTCGACTGCCCCGCTGTCCGCCGGCCGACGCTGAAGTTCGGTCACACCGGTGAACCGGGGGAGGGGGATCCGTCGATCGGGCTCATCGACAACCTGTCGGTCACCGATGACGGGCAGACCCTGGTCGGCGACTTCGTCGGGGTCCCGGCTTGGCTCGCTGACGCGGACGCGCAGGGCCGGTCGGTGATCGCCTCCGCGTACCCGGACCGGTCGGGCGAGTTTCAGCACGACTACGTCTGCCAGCTCGGCCACACCCACCCGTTCGTCGTCCACGCCGTCGCCCTGCTCGGTGTCGTGCGGCCGGGCATCGGAACTCTCGAATCGCTCTACGACCTGTACGCGAAAGCGCCTCAGAAGGAGGAACCAGTCATGGCCAAGGCAGCACTCGCCTCGACCACCGTCGACCAGGTGCGCAAGGCCTACT